TCAAAAGCATCCAAAAGTGCGTTATGACTTTGCACGTAATGTAACTACTAATATTGCAGATTATATTAAACAAGGTTCTTTGGTATCCTCGGTTAACTTAACTACAACTGCGGTAACTGCTCCTTGGGATTCTTCTGTAACAGTATTGCCTGTATTGCCTACTTCGGGTGGTTTTACTGCTGGTGATAAAGCTTGGACTAGAGCTAATGTTACTGCTGGTAAAGCAACACCAGTATTGGATTTCACTAAGATGTATGAAACTGGTACTCGTTGGGGCGGTTCTCCACAGTATTATATCATGCAAGCTGATGCTTATGATGCCTTTAATTTTGATATAGCTACTAACTATAAAGATGCAGCCTTAAACACTGTACAGTCTTTGGTTAATACTGTATTAGATGTAACTCCACGTCCTAAGAATGTTGATGGTTTGACATTTAAACGTACTTGGAAGTTTGATAATGGTATTGATGTGCCTATCTATACTTATGATGCAAAAATCAATGCTAGAGATACTGGTCTTGAAGCTGCATTCATTCCACAAGGTTGGGTTATTGGTGTACCAGACTCTTCGTATGGTTTGAAAGTATATGGGCGTATTAAACATCCAAGAGCTAATTGGGCAGCAATGCCTAGATTTATTAACCGTTGGATGGACGAGAAAGATGCTGTGAATGAGTATGAACTTCATTCAAACTTTATAATTGGGCATCGTAAGATAAATGCTTTGACTGCTTATAAAGTAGTATAATATAAAACTTTAATGTAGCTAGGGTGGCCGCCCGAAAAGAGTAATCCTTAACTCCTGCTACATTATTTATAAGGAAACTATAAAGGTATAGTAATGAATTTAACACAAGAAAGATTACAAGAACTATTTAATTATAACTCTGATACAGGCATAGTAACTACTAAATTAGTAAGACCTGGTAGTAATAGTTTTATAGGTAAACCCGTAGGTACAGTTACTCCGAATAGGTACTTATGTGTAAGAGTAGATAATAGGAATTATCAACTACATACTCTAATATGGCTATTAACTCATGGAAAATTTCCAAATGAAGATATTGACCATATAGATGGAAATAGGCGCAATAATATTCTTAGTAATCTTAGAGCAGTTAGTAGACAAGATAATTTAAAAAATATAGCTAAGCATAGAGATAATACTTCAGGAATACTTGGGGTAAGTTGGGATAAAACTAGAAACAAATGGAAAGCCTCTATTTATGCTAATGGTAAACAAATACTGCTAGGAAGATACACATCTAAAGAAGAAGCTAGTATAGTTAGAAAGAAAGCAGATATATTATATGGGTTCCATCCTAATCATGGAAGAGTAAATGTATAATTTAAGTGTAGATGTATACGGCTTGAATGAAATACAAGAGTATATTAACCCAAAACGGATTAATAAAGAATTAGCTATTGGAGTAGGGATTGCAGTTTTACAACTGCACAATACCTTAAAAACTGAAATATTTCAAAGATATAATGTACCGAATAATATAACTACAGCTTTAGTAGGCGGTATATCTCCACCAACATTAGGCAGGAATTCTATATTATCAGGTTTAAATTATAAAGATACGCCGCAGGATTTAAGTAGGTTTCCATATACACCAGCTTATCAAAATAGAAAGAAACGTGGGCAAGTATTTGAAACTACAGTAGTTAGGGGACAAACTAAAGTAGTACATGGTAAATATGGTTACGGTGGTTTTGTAGCCCCAAGAAGAGGAGAAACCAAAGGCGGGCCAACTTACTCCTTGTTCATGTATGAACGTAAGCAAAAAGCAACTTGGCTTTCCAAAGGTGTACGCGCCCCATTCCGAATAATACAAACCTTAACCTTAGTAGACATGGTTAATATTGCTTTAATATATAACCCAAAAGTCAAAGTTGAACTTAATAAGCTTGAACAAACAATAATAAATAACTTTATCCTATGAGCATATTAGAAACACAAGAAGATATAAATACCATGCTTTCAGTTATGGGAGAACCTTTAATATTTTCTTCTTTTAGCATATTAGGTATATTAGATTTCTTAACCTCTGACCTTTTCTCTGGCTCAGTGGAGCAACAAGTCTGGGAAGTTAAAGTAGCTACTCTGGATACACTTATTAATAATATCAGTGACAGTGATGAATTTTCTATAGTCACTAATGAACAAATTTTCTTTTTTCAATTAGAACGTCCCCCAATTCCGTATGGTGATGGTTGGAGTCGTCTTGCAATTAGCTTAATAAGTACCTCTTCATTATGATAAGTATTGATACAGTAATTAGTTATATTCAAGCAACAGGATACCAAGTACTTCCTGCGAAAGTAATTGAAACAAATTTACAGGATATTACTGAGCTTCCAATTATATATGTTTCCTATTACTCAGTGCAAAAAGACCCTAATTCTCCTCCTGAACAAGCATACTTTAATTCTTACGGGGAAGATTTATTCCAAACTTTTGAAGTTCAAATTGTATGCTTACTACAAGATTATCCAACTATCTGGAAAAAAGTATACTCTAGCTTAAAAGGTAAAACCCCTTCTATTGCTATCGGAAGTACTGAGTCTCCATCAGGTTTAACTTTCCATCAAGGGGCTGTACAGCAATCCAATGGTAAAATATGGGATGTTAGCCGTTGGAACATTGGTTTCCCTACAACAGATGTTAACTTCTAATCATGCATACAGTTAATGAAATGACAGTGGAAGAACTTACAGATCATATCAGTAAGATTCCAACTAATAGTGCCTGTAGTAGAGCAAGTATTCTACGCTTGCAGACATTACTAGAACAAAAAGTACTAGAACAACAAGTACAACAAGCACCAATAATCTCACCTTAATAGGCAATACAATGGCTGAAATAATTAAATTCCACGAAAAGAATATCGCATTATTCGGGGTACTTGAAGGAACTTCTGGTACATATCAAGCTCCCGCTGCTGCTGATGTATTAGCAGCAACAACCTTATCGGGGTCTGTAACACATGAAACAACGGCATTAGTTTACTTAGGCGATAGTAATAGCCGTAATGAGTATACTTTCCAAAAAGATGTTTTTGCAGATGTATCAGTGGAAACCCCACAACAAGTACTTGGAGTACTTAATGTTGCATTGACTCCTACTAATGCCCCATTGTCTGACTTCATGCAAGCTTGTGGCGCACAAGTTACTGTTGATGGAGGTACTGGTAATGTATTGTATACTAATACAATAATGAACCCAGCTACTGTTTCAATTGATTACAGAAAATCTTCGGCACAGAACTTAGTTAACCAAAAGTTAATTCGTTTCAGTGGCTGTAAAGGTATGGTTGATTTAACTGCAAGTGTAGGTGATGTTCCTAGACTTAAATTTGCTCTTAAAGGTAATGCGCAATTACCAGTTCAAAACAGTATTTTAACTCCTGATTATGTTAACCAAACTACATATATTAGTGCTCCAATTCGGATGACTAATATTGTATCTGCGCAAATTACTCCATTAGGCGAACCATTCACAGCACAAGCCTTGATTGCAAATGCAACTACTATTACTAAAGCAGGTGCAGTAGCTACTGTAACTATGCCTAGCGCACATGGACTTTTAACAGGGCGTTTGGTTAATATCTCTGGTGCAAGTGACCCTTTGTATAATGGTGACTTTGCAATTGCAGTGTCCAGTTCAACTGTATTCACCTACACAATGGCAGCTACTCCAGCGGCTAATGCTTCTGGCACTTTAGCTATTAAAGCAGGCGGTTACGCAAAGAACTTCTGCCATGCAACGCTAACAGCTGCTAATTTCTTTGGCCGTGACCTTGCAAGGTATTTAACAGGCTGCGAAGAAGGTTTCAGTTCAACCGCTGTACCAACTGATGTAGCTGTAACAATGCTTGAGCCAGAAGCAAGTGCTTTTAGTATTTCAGGTATTACTTTTGTAACTACAACTGCTACTGTTACAGCTCCTTCGCATAAGGTAATTAACGGAGACTATGTAACAATTTCTGGAGCTACTGGAGTTGATGCAGCAAAGTATAATGGTACTTATATTGCATCAGGTGTTACTGCTAATACATTTACGTACACAATGTTAAGTACTCCTGCGGGTATAGCTGTTACTACTTCGCAATTAACTGGGGTTAATACCTACTCAACCTACTTTGACCCTGATGCGCATGTTTCTGAGTTCTTTGCAGTTTCTTTAAAGTTTGGAACTTCTGCTGGACGTTATGTTACATACTCTTGGGATAAACTTCAACTTGCTAATGTTAAAGATGGTAAAGTTGGCTCCTTCCTAGGGCGTGATGTAGCTTTCCGTAACACGGGAACTTCAAGTATTTTACTTTCTTAATTTACCACGGCTGCAAGGGAAGTCTCTTGCAGCTATTTTTTCTACTATTTGAGGACAATCAAATGCCTATTATTACAATTAAAGCCCAAAAAGCCTTCACCGAAGTTAAAGTACAAGCAGAAGGTATTAAAGATAATATCTTAATTGGAGTTAAGGTATACTCCAGAAGCGAACTTAAACAAGTTAGGAAGGATTTCACGTCTTTACTTAAAGGTTCTAAGATACAAAGATGGTTAAAAGAGTTGGAAATTGCTCAAGCTGACTTGGAGTTATCCGAAGATGCTGTGGATGCAAAAGTACTTGAACTTACAAATTTAATTGATGCTACAGCAGATGCTCAGGAAGTTGGTTTAGATACCTTCTACAAAAAGCATATTTTGTACATCAAAAACGCTACGTTAACAGTTACAGAACTTGAGGCAACAAAAGACCTTCTTATAGCTGATACGCGTAATGTAACTCCCCTTGAGTCTCTCTGGGATACTCCAGATGAATGTTTAGTCGTCCTCCTAGATATGTATTTGGAGAACCAATCCTTTAGAGACTCGCTTCAAAAAGCAATCAGTGATACAGTATTTAACCTTGTTAAAGGTGACGAAAAACTAAAAAACTAATAGAAGCTGGGAAAGTACTTGGGCAAAATATTCTTTATACTAGGCAGTTATATAAAGAAAGTTCCAAAAGTAAAGATGTTGAGTCTTTAGGTAATGCTTTCCCAGCCCTTGTTTTTGACGAGGAAGAAGTAGCAGAAATTTTAGTTATCCCAGAGGAGGAAGAAACATTCTACCTTTGGGATACTTCTGAGGATATTTTTAAAATCTATAAGATATTGATTAATTACCTTGATGAAAATTACAGTATTGATTCAAAGATATTAATTGAACTTATAAAAGATAATGCAATGAACTTGACTGAAACTTTGCATGACATTCCTTACCTACATAGTAGTTATGTAGAAGTCATTTTCCAACCACCTGAAACTACATCTGAGAGTACCAACAATGGCTGATAAAATAATATCCATCAAGTTAAATGTAGATACCTCAGATAGTAGTAAATTAGCTACTATTACTACAGAATATGCAAAGGAGCTTACTAAAGTAGAGCAAAGAGCCAAGGATATTGCTCTTATTGAACGTGCAAGGGTCTTTGAGATAAAACGCCAGCAGGAAGCTTATGCAGAAGTTGCTGGCTCTGTAGCTATAGCAAACGCACTTATAAAGAAAGATTCCCCTTTTGCTCAGTTAGGTATTCAATTAGCTGAGAGGCAACTAAAAGAGTATAATATTGCCTTAGCAGATACCGCAGCTAAGTTACGTAATATTAGTGCCATACAGGCAGAGACTAGAACTTATAGTCTTAATATACCAAAAGATAATCCGATTGCTAATACAAATCCAAATGCTCCTGATAATCTACGTCCAGTTGAGCAAGCAGGAAAAGTTGGTGAAAGTTATGGCGCAAGCCAACAAAGACAAGAAGAACTTAATAAGGCTCGCCTAACTAGAGAACTTATACAAAGACAAGACTTCAATACTGCCACAGAAGCTATTGAAAAAGAGGCAGCTACTAGAAGAAACTTTATTGCGCAAAGTGAAGCTAATTCTCGTGCAATTATGTATGCAGGTCTATTTGACCAATTAGAAGCTAAGCAACAAGCGCATAATGCTAGAACTATAATGTATGAGGAGCTATTTGCTCAACAAGAAAGGGATATAGCTGCAAGAAAAACAGCACAAGGAGGTTATGCTGCACAACGTCAGCAAGAGGAAACTAATAAGGCAGCAAATATAAGAAATGCAGAGTTAGCTTCCTTACGTACTTCTATAGAAGAGCAACATGCACTTCGTATGAGTAGTTTTAATTCCTCCTTAAGAGAGCAAGAAGCTCAACTTCGCTCAAGTATTGCAATTAGGAATTCAGAAGAAATACATGGTATTAACTCTATTCAAGCCGCAAGACTTAGAGCAGTTGAACAAAATAGACTTTCAGAAGCTACAAGACAAAACTCAATATCAAATATAACTTCCGCAGTTAATCGCAGTGCATTAACACAAGTGCAGGGAGTAACCGCAGCTACTAATGCTAATGCGGCTTATGCGGCTTCTATACATACTAATAATGCGGCATTACAGCACCTAGAAACTGCTCATCAACAAAGCTTAAACACTCAAAGGAACCTTATAGTTCGTGCTGCTGAATTTATTGGTATCTATCAAGTACTTAACTATACTTTAAGTACCGTTAGCCAAAGTATAAGAGCTATCCCAAAAATTGGTATTGAGCTTGACTCTACAAATGCAAGTTTATTAGCTACAATAGGTTCTGCTAGTGGGGCTGCTTCGGTATTACAAGCACTTAACATGGAAGCAGAACGTACAGGTATTAACATAGGAACCTTACGTGAAACCTTTAGAAGTTTCCAAGCCTCTACAAGTCTAGCTGGGGCAACGCTTGAAAGTACTTGGCATATGTTTACTAACTTAAATACTGTTATTACAGGATTACACCTTACAGCAGATAAAGCTAATGGTATTTTCCTTGCAATGGCACAGATATTTAATAAAGGCAAAGTACAGTCGGAAGAACTTGTTAAGCAACTTGGTAACTTACTCCCAGGAGCGTTTGCATCCTTTGCAGCCTCTATGGATACTTGTAACTGCAAAAGATACAGTTGAAAATTTTACAACCTTTATGGCCGATAGATTTCAAGTATCCTTTGGAGCGGCAAGTCAAGGACTTAATGCAAATATTGGCCGTATGCAAACAAGTTTAACTCACCTAGCAGAAACAATATATGAAAAGGTATCTCCTTCACTATTAGTAACTACAAAAAATATCACCTCTTTTACAGATGGCCTAACTAATGCTATTAAAAAGGTAAGTGAGTATACGGAACTATTATCCGTTTTAGGTAATATCTTAGAAGCTACTGTTGCTGTAGGGGTGGGAGCACTTCTAGCTAAACTAATCCCATTATCTACTATAGTAGGTACTATTACAGCTGGTCTAAGTTTACTCGCAGCTCCTGTTGGGTTTGCTGCTGCGGTTGGGGCAACTATAGTATCTATTGGACTTATTACTAAAGCACTTATACAGAATAAAGAGGCTATAGAAGAGCAAAGACGATCTTTTAGAGCTATGTTACATGAAGCAGCTGAACCTGCTAAAATAGCAGGGCCACAAGAACAAATAAAAATTGATGTTCAAAATTCCCCTGCTATACGAGCAGCTAGAGAGCAATTAGAGCTTACAGAGAAAAAATTAAGCCAACTACAAGCAGAAGTAAATAGCCCTAAGAATAATGTAACTAAGAATCAACGCGAAGCTTTTATAAACGATAATAAAGCCTCGTATGACCAATTACAGCAAGAATTACTTACTAAAAAACAATTCTTAAATAAAGTTACTGAGATTGAGACTGAAAATAATGAAACAAGTAAAAAATTAGCTGTTAATGCTTTAGAAGAGTTTGAAGTAAACGAGAAGATTAAACTTAAAGCTCATATAGACTCTTTAGCTAATTCAACTAAAGCAGAGGAAGCTGCTCTTGGTGCTAGGTTACGCCATCAACAACAGTTCGAGAAAGAAATATCTGCAATGCGTAAAATAGCAGATGCAGAAGCTATTCTTCCAAGTGTAGTTCCTGCTGGCAAGTACCATGATGAAGAGTACAAAACTTTACTAGATGCGCAAGTGGAACAGAAAAGAGAAGCCAATGCAACTCTAGCTGAGTTCCAAGCAGGAGAGAATAAAGCTGCAATAACTGCACTGGAAGAAGTAGAAACTAAAAAATCAAACTTAAATAACAAAGTAGTAACTGATAGACTGAAAACAATTAAGCAAGAATCTGAGGCAGTTTTAGCTGGTATTGCTCAAGAGAAAGCGGCGTACCAAACCCGTGTTACTATTGCTGATCTCCAGCATAAGCCAATTGGGCAAGAAGAAGTAAATGCGAAGTTAAATTCACTTGAACTTCGTATGATTGCTGTTAAACGATCTGCTGCATTAGAAATAATACAACTACAAGAGCAAAGTTTACATAAGCAAACAACTTCAGTGGAAAAAGCACTCCAAGTTATTCAGAACATTGAAAGCAGTGGTAATAAACGTGCTGTAAGTCCTACTGGCGCATTAGGCTTAATGCAAGTACAGCCAAGTACTTTAAAATCTCCTGGGCTTGGTTTACAAGGTATTGATGTACCTCAAAATATACTTAACCTTGAGTTAAAAGCTAAACAACTTAATAAAGTACATGAGCAATTAAATGCTGTTGATAAAAAGGCAATGTCAGATTATGCTGCAAATAATTCCGAAGTTTTTGCAGAGTTTGGTAAAAATTATTATACTAAATTGGTGCAATATTTTAAAGGCGATTTAGTTAGAGCCGCTGCTGCTTATAATGCAGGCTATAGTAATGAGAGTAAAAATATACGCCCTAAAGAAACAATAGATTATGTAGCTAAATTCTCTAAAGGTATAGTAAGTGATTCTCTAGAAGAAAGGCGGCTAAGTGTATCTGAGAAAATACAAGCAGCTGTTGCAGAGGAAGCTAAAGTAGAAAAAGAAACTGCTGATATACGTAATAATGCCCAAATAGCTGCACTTACCCTAGATCAACAAAGAATAGATAGTCTAAGAGAAATTCATATAGCAGCTTTGAAAGTTAATGGTAATACAGGGGAAGCAGATAGATTAAGTATAGAAAATAAATACTTAATAGCAAATAATAAATTAATAGCTGAACAAGGTAACGCAAAAGCACAGATAGGAATAACAGAGAATAACCTACTTAAACAACATGAGTTATCCTTAGCTGCTGTAGCGGATATAGAGAAGAAAACCCAATTAAGTGCTAGTATTTTCGCATCCGAAGAACTTAGAGTACAAGCAGAGATTCTATCTGGTATGACAAGTCAACACGAAGGAGCCGTGCAGTTACGTAATGCAAAATCTGACTATATAGTTGCTTTGCTAGCAGAAAGCAAGTTGATAGAAGAGCAGTTGAGATTTAATTCCAAAGATGTAGATTTGCAGTTAAAGAAGTTAGAGATACAGCAGAAGTTAAGTAGTTTAACTCGTTCTAGTGGTACTGCACGTAGCTTAGACCTAGAATCCCAAGGAGCTTTCGGACAAGCTATGCAAACAGATACCACTAACCAAAACAACATACTTGAGGATAGGGCTAATGATATTAACAAAGCTTCCGATAAGTCATACACACCGTTAAATCAAGTAGAACGTCAGAAAGCAATTGCAGAGGAAATACAGACTATTAATGAAAAGGCAGACAAAGCAATGCTGCTCTCTAAAGTTAATATGTATACTGCTATGGCGAAACAAGGGGCCGACTTCGCTAAAAATTCTTATGATGCTTCTGTGCAATTATTTGGTAAACAATCAGGATTAGCTAAAGCTGCTTATATGGTATATAAAGCATTTAAAACAGCTGAGATTATAGGTGATACAGCTAAAGCTGCTATAGGAGCTTATTCTGCAACGGTAGCTATACCTTATGTTGGCCCAGTCCTAGCCCCAATAGCTGCTGGAGTAGCTATAGCTTTTGGTGCAGCACAATTAGCCTTATTAGTATCAACTCCTGCCGCACATGGAGGTTTAACAGAAGTGCCTGCTGAACAAACCTATTTATTACAAAAAGGGGAGCGTGTACTTTCTCCTAATCAAAATAAAGACCTTAATAATTACATGAAAAGAACTACTAATAATAATAGTTCTGGGGGTACTGTAGCTATAGGCAATGTAAATGTAACAGTACAAGCTAAAGAAGGAGAAACTTCTGATGCGCAAGCGGAGGCTATAGGAAAAGCCATAAGAGTACAATTAAAAGGTATGATGCAATCTGAACTTGTTACTGCTCAAAGACCAGGTGGTAGTCTTAATCCAACTCAACTTTCTTCGGTTTTCTAATGACTATTTTAAGCACTAATTTAAGTTGTAAAATAACTAACCAAGCTAAAAAAACTGTAACTAATAGGCTATTAACAGCTCAATTTGGTAATGGATATTCTCAAGTAGCTAAAGATGGGATTAACTCCAATATAGATAAATGGGATTTAACTTTTGCCCCTCTAATGGACGCTGATCTGGAAGAAGCTAATACTTTCTTTGATACAGTTGGAGTAGATAAATGGTTTGGATGGATACCTATAGGGGAAACTGTAGCTAAGAAATTTAGGGTAGATAAAGATTCCTACGAGAAGCAAATGCTGAACTTTACAACTTTTATAATACGTGTTAAAATAACCCAATGTTTCGATCAAGGTGTTATTGCCTAGCAGGTAAATACAAATATGTCAACTACTATTAATCAAGAAGCAAATAAATTAAACCCAGATGCTTATCTTGAATTATTTACTTTCGATGCTAGTGTTATAGGTAGAGTAGACCTAGTAGATGGGCCAATACTATACTATACTAATACAAGTGCAGGAAGTGATAGCCAATTTACTAATATCTTATGGCAGGGTAATGAGTATCTCCCATTACCTTTTGAGGTTACGGGTATAGATAACAAAGGAGATGGAACGGCTTTAGCTCGTCCAACTATATCACTATCTAATGTACATAAAACTTTAATGTTAGCTGTGCTTACTTTAGGAGACTTAGTAGGTATGAAGGTTACTAGATGCAGAACATTTTATAAGTTTACTGACAATGGTAGTGAACCTAATAGTTTAACCCATTTCCCGTTAGAAGTATATTATATAACACGGAAGATTATCCAAAATAGACAGGTATTACAATTTGAAATGTCTAATGCTTTAGATAGAGTAGGATTAAAACTTCCCCGTAGACAAGTTCTTCGTGAGGGGGATGGAACAGCCAATAGTTCTTTCCCAGGTGTATCCAGAGTTAGGATTAGGTAATGAATATAACTAATATAGAAGTATTACAGCAACATGCTATATCCTGTTACCCGCAGGAAATGTGCGGTGTTATCATCGAAGGACTTTTCATACCCGTAGAAAATATAGCCGATAATCCTATAGATAACTTCCGTTTTAGCGAACAAGATAGTGCTTTATATAGTACAGCCGATGCAATTATACATTCCCATTGCCAACACCGTTATAGCACAGACCCACGAATACCCTCATATTCAGATATGGTCAGCGCAGAAAACTCAGCTATACCTTATGGTATAGTACATTGTGATGGAAGTAATGTCACATCAATTCTTTGGTTCAATACAAAAGAAATAGTCCCTCTTCTTGGGAGAGAGTATATTTCTAATGTATTTGACTGCTTTACCT